TTTGAACCCAGTCACCATACTGTGCCAAAGTCGCAGTATAATCTGTGTAATTGATTGCGCTACCAGTAGGCGAAACACCTTCTGTTAGTGGAGTGGTTGCAGGAGTAAGAGACTCGTAACGTCTCCATTTCCTAACTTTCGATTTCTTCTTTCCTTGTGGATCGAAGTGACCGAACCTTTCCGTAACCAACATGTCTTGCCCACGTGAAAGGAGTTTTTTTGCCGCAAAAGCAGCAGTCCTTGGAGTAATATCTCCATATGTTTGGACGGCCATAAGTGCCTCCTATGAGTTAGTCGATTTCTCGACTGCTTTTCAGCTCTGGCACTCTAAGGCACTCGGGCATTACGTCTTGACTTACTTACTTTTCAGTCAAATAGATTCTATGTTTATTAACATTTTACACTTTTTACAGTGCAATGATAATTTGGAGCCAGATTCCAAGTAACCTTTTCCCAATAATTTATTGCATTCGGTACAACGAATATCAGTTTCCTTCTCTTTCTTTCTAATCTTCGTAGAATGCATTTGCAAACTCGTCTTCAGCTTCTTCAGAACTATTGAAAGAAGAACTTTGAGAAGGTTTCTTTTTATCGCCCTCAACTAAAGTGCTCTTCAAGCTCTTTTTCTTGTTGTTGGTCTCTTCTTTCTTTTTCTTTAAATCCGCTGTTCTTTTCTTGGCAGCATCATAAGCGTCTAAAACTGAAATAGCATCATCCACATTTAAGGAGCCTGCCATTTTCCTAACACCAACAGATTGCTTTTTTAGCCAATTTTTAAAACTAGCTGAATCTGAAATGTCCTCAGCATCCGGTCTCTTAGTGATCAAAGTAGTCCAGAAACGGCCCTCTTCTAAATCGAGTTGTTCTTTCTCGCTAACTTGAGGCTTTTCTTTTGACTTAGGTTTTTCAGGAGCTTTAGAGCGATTGTTATCATTGATCTTATTCATCAATAATTTTAAATCGGGGAACTCTTCAAACAGATCGTTAAGACCTTGCTTTGCTTCATCGCCCATTTCATCAGTTAAATCATCAAGACTCTTAAAACCGGCAGATTCTTCAGGTTCATCAATTTCTTGTTGCTCCTCTTTTTCTGCCGGCTTTTCATCCTTCCTGCTCTCAGCTAATAATGCCTCAAGCTCTTTTACTCTGTCTTCTAGGTCAAGATCTTTTTGAGGTTGCTCATTAACTTCAGCTTCCTCTGCTTCCTCAACTTCAGTTTCTTCATTTTCTTCAGAATCATCTACAGCCTGTTCTTCAACTTCCGAGCTTTCCTCGTTAGTTTCTTCAACTCCTACTGAATCTTGCGTTTGATCTTCTTGAGACTCTATAGAATCAGACTCTTCATTCGTGTCACTTTCAACTTCATTAAAAGCATCCATGAAATCTTCGCCAATTTCTGCAACTTCTTCAGCATCTTCTGTCATTAGGTTAAACCTTCATTTATTTTCTTGGATTCATCAACTAATTGCAAAACCCAATTTAAGGCATTTGCATTATTAAGAGATTTTAAAGATTTGGGACTCTCATCTTTAGACTGGCTTTTCATAGCATTTATTAGCTCGTTATTTTTCTCATCTTCGATAATTCCAAGAAAAATTTTAAAAGAGCTAATGTTATTTAACTCTATTAAAGCCGCTAAAGTTCTCTGGTCTTTTATATACTTGTCTAATCTCAGCATTTACCTGTATTACAAAAATGTATATTTATCTTATTATAAATACTGTACTAATTAAACAAAGTAAAGTAAAAAAAAATTATTCATTTTTTAGAAATTCCTGCATTTCCATTTTTAATTTCTCTGCATTCATCTTAGTCTCAGCCACCATAGATTCAGCTCTGGCATTCTCTAATCTTATTTCGGCCTCAATTTTCTGTACCTCTGCCTGTGACTTAGCAAGTTCGATTTCCGCTGCTCTTTGATTCGCCTCAGCTAAAGCTTGTTCTTGTGCGATTCTATTCTCTTCATCTTCGCCAGACTGGAACCAACGATCAGTATCAATATCAAGAAGCTCTACATATTCCTTGTAAATTTCCTCTTTCTTAACTTTACTGCTAAGTTCTTCATCGCGATAAATTAATTCTATTGCCTGAACAATACCGGCTAACTTAGTGACTCGACTCTGAAAAGAAGTAAAACCATTAGCACGAACATCATAGTTCTCTTTTATCTCGTCATTGCCAGAACGCTCCATGTTATAATCGACAAATTTTTCGATAACCGGTTTAATGATGTTGTTGTCAAAGTTGCGTATGACTTTACCTAAGTACTTGCCAGATTTCTCAAGTCTTTGCGATAATTCAAAAGCTGTCTCTCTACCACTAGATGCTCCACCCTGTTGAACTCTCGGTACAGAACTCTCTTCATCGGCAAACTGTTGAGCTAAATTAATCGCAGCAATTAAAGAGTCACCAACATCGGGTAATTGTAGTGGTTGTACTGCTTGGCGAACGTCCTCGCACTCTTCATGCATCTCTAACATTTTTCCAGGCTCGATTTCATCAATGCTATTCAAAAGCATTCTACGCTTAACGGCTAAGGTTAAATTGCCAGAAAGCTTCTTGTTGTCCTCAAAAGCTCTGACTGAACCATTGATTAACTCTTGGATCTCAATAAGATTGTCAGCAATACCAATACCAGCGATTCCATCAACCGGATCTTCCCATACAGCACGATAAAAAGGTCTTTCGTTTTCATCCACACGCACATAACGAACAATCGTATTATTTGCCATGAAGATCATGACCTCTATATCATCGCCTGAATCTTCTGAATCTTCGATATCAAGAGAGCTGGTTAAAGAGAAATCAAAATCTTTCTTGGGATTAGAACGTTTTGTCTCAGCCTCAAATTGATCTGCCAGTCTTCTTGGAACTCTGCCCCAATACTCAAGTAAAGTAATTTGCTTTTTGCGGTTTTTTATATCACGCTCTGAAGGTCTTAAACTATCTGAACTTTCTTCAGAATTGTTATTCGCCTTAAACTCATTAATAACTTGCTCAATCTTTGCAGGTATAGAATGACTGAACTCGGCCATTTTCCGAAGCTCATAAGCTGACACCATTTGACGATGTATTACTGCTCTGCCTTTCTGAAGGTCGTCTTCTTCAACGTCCCTAAAGATGTCCCAGTTTGATACTCGCTCGTAAGCAGGATATTCATACTTGGTAGAAATTTTCTCAAAAGCTTGCGTTCCATCTTCATATTCTACCATGTCGTAACTTTTCTTGACCTGCTTCTTCATACGGTCTTTACCATATGTTTCGCCATAAATCGCACAACTTAGAATGTTCTTGGATAATTGATCTGTAGCACCACATGAACTTAACTGGTCGTTTATCTCAGCCGTCATAAGGTCTATTTTCTGGTCAATGATTTTTTTCTCTTCTAAAGGAATTTGCTCAAGCTCTTGGTTGGAAAGATCACTTAACGATAAGAAATAAGGTACTTTGCCACCCTGCATAATAGTATCGACAATAATCGAATGAGCTGCCTCACACTTCTGCTTGGTGATGCCGATAAAACGTTTTGATCTCCAAGAGTTCTTTTTGTCGTCTCCAGCTTCGCCTTTTTTCCATCGCGTTTCTAAAGCTCGGTTATAAGCATCAATGTTATTTTGCCATTTATTCTCGGACTCTTGCCTATCTACTTTAAACTCGGTAAAAGTCTTATAAACAAATTCTTCCAAGTTCGATCTATTCATGTTTTCGCTCATAGTACCTATCTCCTAGTGAATGTCATAATCTATAATGTACTTATCCATACCAACTAATGCACACTTTAATGCATGTAAAGCCGGTAAATCTTCTGTTTCTCCAGTCGAATAGATTTCCATTTGCTTTTTAAGTCCACCTTTTGAGCGATATTTTAATTGACCTAAAGTATCTTTTTCAAAAATCGTATGCATCGGTTGTTGCTTATCCTGCCATTTAACTTGCAAAAATCGTGGACTAGGGTTCGCTAATGCAGATCTAAATATTTGAGTCCTGTATTTTTTCTGCGTCTCATAGTCTTGGTTAAAGAAAAAAGTATCGGCAAAATAAGTTTTCCACATTTCAGGAAACCAAGAAGAAAGTCCCTCGTATATTAATTTTTCATCTTCGATTAAATGATTAATTACTTTAAACTCTCGCTCTTCGAAGACATAATTTGTTTTAGTCACGATGTTACGTCCACATAAAATAGCATAACCGGAAAACCCTAAGTCAGTCATCATAGGAAAACAGATTCCACCTCGCATCAAGTAACGTCCAGTAGGAGCTATTGAGTTTTCATCGAATATCAGCTTAGAGATTAAGTTCTCTGTGTCCCATTCAACTGCTATAGGTCTATGATTTACCAACTTTCAATCGCCCCTCTTCCTAAATTACCTATCATCTGCTTAGACTCTTCGTACCTTTTCTTAGCAAGCTCGTAACCACCTGAGCAACCATCCACCTTATCATCATGTATGCACGCAGGAAATTCGCTTAACTGCTCAACGGTCTTAGTGTTCCACTTACCTTTAACGAAAAATATCATACCAGCTTCGAATAAAGGTTCTAGCACTGAAGCTCTAACTATTTTGTCTTTCGATACAAGACATTTATGAACGACAGACTTACCCATTAAAATATTTTTGACGGTCGTGTAGGTGTCCTTATATCCTGCTACTGACTCTGTCCCCTGCCAAACTGTTGAACCATCTGATTCGGCAGTTCTCATTATTAGCGCATTTCGTTTAGGTGCTTCTTCCTGACAACTCTTTTCATCTTTAACGAAAAATTGTGGGAATCCCCTATATACTCGATAAGCGCATAAAGTACCTACTGTCTCGTCTGGATCGTCCTTATCACGTTCTTTCTCTGTACTGGCTAAATCCCAAAAGCGAACCCACAAAAGATCATCCGGCAATTGCTCTTCATCAATGTACCGCAAACCTTCAATCTCGAACATGTTTCCACCTTTAAGAGTAGGATCACCCTGTAACAGAGCTGCGGAACCATACTTGCCCTGAATGGCGAATTGCTTATTATACCAAGAGTCGTCAAAACGTTCAGGAAAAAGATACGTACCATCATCTAGTCGAGCTTTATAGTGGAGATTTACGAATACTGGGAACTCTGAATCATAACGTTCAGAGTTTTTATCGTTCTTTGCTAAAATATTTCCTGAGATATCCCCCACATGCCAACGTGTATTTAAGACCAAAACAATATGAACTGGAGCGCATCTTGATACAAAGTCCTGCGTGAATGAGTCCCATCGTTTAGCTCGTACAGTTTCTGACTCTGCCTCAGCTCTATTCTTAAAGAAGTCATCGACAATAAGTAAGTTAGCGCCTTTACCTGTAGCTCCACCATCAGCACCAACTGCATAGTACTTACCATTTTTTCCTGCAATCTGCCTTTCTGAGGTACTATTTGATTTAGTGTCGAGCTTTGAGTCAAAAACCTTCTGATAATTCTCTGACTCCATGATTTTTTTCACGTCCTTAGAGAATCCTTGTGACAGATCAGCACCATATGAAGCTTGAATAATTTCATCGTCTGGAAATCGACCTAAGAAGTAAGCAGGTAAGTAGCGAGAACTCATATCAGACTTACCATGCCGGAAAGGTACGACTATATGTAGGTATGAGCTGATACCCATCTCGTACAGGTTCATGGCCTTATCAATCTCTTTACATATCTCTCTCGTATGTCTACCTGTGATTAATGGCGTATTTGGCTTAAGCCAGCAATACTCCATGAATTTAAGAAGCATTTCCTTAGCCAGTTCTGACTTACAGGCGTCAATCAGTATGTCATCTGGTATATTATTGCTAGGCATCGACCACTACCCAACTCTTCAGCTCTTCGTACTGCTTGTAACAGTCCTTGAGCGACAAGACATCGCGATTATCTGTCTCTTTAACACCATCATAAGCCAGTAAATGATCTCTAAGTCCTTCGTAGTCGCCAAACTCGTTTAAAAACTCTGTAACTCTTATCATTGAGTAGCCTTCCAGGAGGTGGAGCTGTACTAGGGAAGCAGTGTTTGTCAGAAACATCTATGACCTACTATCAAGCCATTTAAGCTTTTCTTCGGTGGTCATAGTCTGGAACATAGCTTTAGCCTCTGCTGTTTGCTGGCCATTTGATATAGAAGCCTCTATCTTTTGCGTAAACATGCCAAAATGCTTACCTATTAGCTCTTTACACTTGATCGCTGCTTTAGGGTCTATGGGCTTTCCATTTTCATCCACCTCTAAACATGTCTGGGCAATGCTCTGCAAGTCTTTAAGTATTTGTTCATGCGAAAACTGGCTTTTTTCAGCAAGTTTAGCACGTCCTTTTTCGATGTATTCACTTACCTTAAATTTTCTTAATAGCAGGGAAGATGCGGCTTCGGCCGACTTAACAGGGCACTTATATACCTTCAAATATGACTGAGTGGCGTTACCAGTCTTGAGATATTCATCTGCAAACTTTTGTTGTTTGATAGTGAGTTTTTTGCTATTCATGTTTTTAAAATTTTTCCACTTTATTTATCATAAAACGTTTGACTTTTATTTGCAAATATCCTGAATGTGTATTACATTGTAATACATGAGGCAATTAAGCCAAAAATAAGGAATAGCAAAATGAGTAAACAAGTACAAAAGCTTGACGCAGAAATCAAAAATCTTGGAAATCTTTTAAAATCTTTAAGAAAAATCATCAACTTAGATGATGCGGAAGACCTTCAGACCGATCTATTCACCTGCTTCAACCACGCAGGCAACGAGCACCTTTCAGAGCTGAACGAAATAGCACATTCTATTTCTGAGCTTTTATCTTGTCGAGTGGATAAGGTTAATAAACTCGAACTAGAACAATTGAACAAGTAAGGAATAGCAAAATGGCAAATAGAGCAATAATAACGACTCCTAAAAAAGAGTTAAGTGTTTACCTTCATTGGAATGGTGGACTAGATAGCGTCAGTGCTTTTTTGGAGTACTGCAAAATTAAACAATTCAGATGTCCTTCAGAGGACTCTTACGGTTGGGCTAGGCTTTGCCAAGTTGTAGGTAACTTTTTTGGAGGCTCTCTTAGTGTAGGTATTGATCGTTACAGAAATAGCGATACTAAGGTAGGCGACAATGGTCTTTATGTCATTCAAAATTGGGAAATCATTGAAAGGGTAGGTAGCCATTGTCCACGTGAAGGTTATGAACGAGCAAAGCTTTTACTAGATATTGACAAATCTCAACCAGAATCAGAGCAACTTGGCGAAGACTTTTTTAAGTCTCAAGAAATTGAAGTTAGCGAACTAAAGTCATAACCAACTAACCACCACTCTGGCCGCTTAGAATTAACTAACACTAACAAAGTTAATCATCAGGACTGGGCGGCTTTTTAATCAAGCATAAGGAATAGCAAGATGAATTCTGTAAGTCACGATAGATCCATTACAATTGAGGAGGCTATCAGTTTAGATTTTTTAGGTCAACCTGTAAAATTCAAAAACCCACATACAAGCTTAATCTCTGTGACCTGCCGTCGTGAAAATTGGGACGATTGGGGGAATCGTATTTTTGACCGCCATACATATCCACTTAAATCATAGCAAAGGAATAGCAAAAATGTCACCAGAAAAATTGAAAGCAGAAATAGAAAAGGCGATGAAAATTTTAAGCAAGATCACTCTATCAAGTGATTATGGCTGCCAAGATCAAAGCAGCGGTTTTTATTTTCGAGACATAGCGTTTGAGGCCGAAAAAGTCCTTAAGGAGGCGCTAAAATGATCAACTATGAAAGAATCACACTGGGTAACTTCAAACGCATTAAGCATGCTGATTTGCTAGATAAGTTCATCCATTTAATGAACGACTTAAAAGACGATAATCCAGACCTTAAAATCTCATTGTCGAATGAGGAATTAATCACCAGTATTGCTGGAACTTTGGAAAAGAAAACCAATAAAAGCTTTGTGCAACGTGCGTTGTCTAAAGGTCCTTATCGCGGTTCGCTCAACTACATCTATAACGATAGTGAGAAAGGTCTTACGGTTGCTTCTGATGGTCGCCGTCTTCATTGGGAAAAATCAGTTAAGTATGAAGATAATTGTCTTTTGACTCGCCAGTCAACTAAGGCTGAGACTCATAAGATTTACCCTGACTACCACGCAATTATGTATCCAGATGATGCCGTCCAATATAAAGCTATCATTTACTTAGTAGAGCATACTAAAGACCATTCGTACCTATCAATTGATATACCTGAGCTTGAGTTGACTACATGTGCAGTCATTCAACGTGCGTATTTTATCGAAGCTGAGCTTGGTGGTGATGATTATGACCTTTACTACAAGTTCAATAAAAATGATCGTGTGGACAACATACGTTTTGATTTGAGCGCGATGCATTTTGTTGGTAAAGAGCGTGGTTGTGTGATTATGCCCTGTAAAGA